AACGGGTATTGTAGCGGCCGTCGTGATCCATTTCTGGATGGCAAAAACGGCTTATTTACGCCGATGCTTATTGTGTAAACCAAGTAAGCATATTTGTATACCGAGGCAACTTGTAAACGATCCTTACGACGGTTTAGATTACGTCCATCATCACGCTTACGGATGGGATTATCTTTTTACTCTCGCAGTAATGCCGGATGCACAACCAGGCGGCACCGATCGGTTTTGGGGATAACTTTTCGACGTCGAAGCCATAAGACGCCTCGCCCCACGACTGTTTATATCCTGGCGTCCGGATGAAGTGAACGTAGCTGCGGGTAACCGCCCCTTCATGGGTCAAACCTTCCTGCACCTGAGCCATGTAATAATTTTCGTGATTGTGTCCGTTTAAGACAATATCAGCGTCCCGCAAAAATACCGCCTGGCGATTGACGCCAATCAGACCTTTCGATACTGGCGCGTTGTTTGCAAATCCAGAATGATGGTATTTCATCGTCAGGGACGTCCGCGGCCCGTTTCCGTCGTTATCGAACATAAATCGTACCCATCCGCCAAAGCCACCAAGGAATGAATTTGTGCATCCCCGGTTGTTGAGCTCGTAGACCAACCGATCGGCCAAGTGTGTGTTGGCGTTCCTCAGCACTGCCGTCTCGTGGTTTCCAAGTCCGAACAGTGCCCAATTTTTAGCGTATGGCTGGTAGAAATCGGCCAGGTCCTTGACGACAAAATCATAATAATCCTCTCGCCTGTATTCCGACCGCAAATCATCCATGGACCTGCGCGGATCAAACTTGCCCTGCATAGCATCAAAGAGATCCCCGGCGTCCAGGATAATAGCCTCTTTCTTCAGCGCCTCGTCCAGGTGCTTTTTTTCGGCAGCCCGATCACAATGAACCGAATCGTGGTGGCGATCAGACGATAAGAGGAACCACTGTTCAAATCCCGGACGATAATTTCTAAACCTAATTGTAATTACGTTAGCGTTTGTGCGTTCTACGGTGTAATTATTCAATTATCCTCACTTAAAATAAGCGATTATCGTACCTATGATATTACCCGTGAGTGCGGTAATGAGTATCCACTGGAACTTACTCAGTCCTTCTTTTTTTTCCCTGACCGCATCCTTCTGGTCTTTGATGTATTTCTCGGCGTTGTCCATTCTCTGTGTCAGGGGTTGGGTTCCGTTTCCCTTAAGCACAATGCGCTCAAGAGACTGTATGGTCGATACAAGCGCTTCAATACTACAAACGCGCCCCTGAATATCGATCAGTATCTCGTAAATTTTATCGTTGCTTGTCGCCATGCGCTAAATCCTTTTAAACAAGATTACCACAAATAATAGCAGGCTGACAATCACCGCACAACCGATATCTATGCCAGACCTGCCGTCGTCGATCATTTATCCATCCAGTCTAATATCATTGTGAGGTGGCTTACAACTCGTTCCTCGTGGTCGATTCCATCTTAGCGCATTTCATTAACCACGGCGTGTAACAATTCATGGATGACGATCTTTTCAATCTCCGTCTTTTTCATATCTCGCATTTTTGCGTAACTAAAATTCAACGTGACGTGAAAATATTTCCACTCTGCGTCACAAGTGGCGATCGTGTCAATGTTATCCCGATCATTTTGGATGTAATCTCGGATACTGGAATCAAGCAACCACGTATTCAAGAAAAGATACCTTTTCCATTTCTTGATGTATTTATCCAGAACGGCGTGAAGTTGCGGGACAGTTCTATCTTTCATTCCTCGACCCTCACATATTCGTCGCCCTTCATCCGGACACAGATATACTTTCCGTCTTTCAGTTTGGCCCACATCGTATCAATCGATTCGATATCTACGACGTTGCCGGTATACAGGCGTTTCAGCACAATGCCAGTTCGCTCGGGCTGGCTTCTAACGGCCAGGCCATTACCATTTTCAAGTACAGTTCCTTTCACTTTATTCTCCTCTCCGCCGTCGATAAGTGGCTGCGGATCTATGGGTGATCCATTAAGACGTACCTCAAAATGCAGGTGCGGACCGGTTGAATTGCCGGTGTTGCCAGTGATACCGATGATATCACCGGCCTTGACGACCTGTCCTTTGATAACGTTGATAGCCGAGTGATGGCCATAGATTGTTACGTAACCGTCGCCGTGGTCGATCCTGATCTCGTATCCATATCCCGTTGATCCTTTGTTGACATACGATACAACCCCATCGGCGGCGGCCTTATCTGGCGCATTGTAAACGGCATAGTCGATCCCGCCGTAGTAGTAAATCGTCCCGGGTACGCCGGTCGGATACGGAGCCCAGCCGTTGGCGCGCGCCCTGGCGACGTGTTCGTCATACGTCTGACTGATGTATTGGTAGGTAAAAAGTGGGCATCGTAGTTTCATTTATCCTCTCCTGATAGTTTTTGATAGGAAATGAGAGCTTTTGATAGCTTTTGTGCGGCGGTTATACGCATAATAATTAGCTTTCTGCCCCACGCCATGTCCCCGTCGCGCTCAACGCAGGTCTGAAATACCACGTTACCGGCGTATAATTGAGCGTACACGTCCGCCGCGGTGTAAACTTTCCCGTCCCTGATGTAGTCCGTGTTGGGGTTTCGCGGATCCACGGCCTGCAAAATGACCGTCTCAATCATGTGGTACTCGTTCACCACGCCGTTACTGTACTCGATCTCGGCGCCGCCGCCAAAGTATTGCCCGGCCAGGTCATTGTGCGCCACGAATACGTTATCTAAGTATTGCACGACCACGCCAGGATCATCCGATACCTGCACGGACTGCTGGACGGCAAAATCAACTCCGCCAATGGTCACTCGCACGGCGTTGGAACTTCCCGGGGTGACGGATGCGAGACCTAAGAGGATCGGCAGGAGCAGGGATTGAATCATCTGTAGAATTCCTGCAACTCCGCCGGTACATTGTCAATATTTCCGCCGGCGGTCTCCCACATCTGGGCGTAGAGCTCATGCCAATTATTGTGTTCGTACCATCCGCGCCAGGCGGGATTTTCAGCAGTAAACTTACCCAGGGCAGTGTGCTATTCTGGCGCCTCGCTAATCCGGCCCCTGTCGATGTCCATCTGATGCGCGCCCTCATGCCAGCACGTCTGTTCGGTGGTGCAATGGCTGATCCCGAGATTCTCGATGACAAAACCGGTCGCCAGATTCTTGGCGACGAACAATGTACCGACGATGAACATTATCGATAGGATTGATCCATAAAAGATGACAAGCGGATTTGTTTTCATATCTTCATTATAGCGCGCAATTGGGATAATACAAGTGTATCTCATGGCGCCTGGGTTAATATCGTCAGTTTTGGTCTATATGCGACTGTGGCATGGTCGCTGGAATATAGAGACCATAAATCGCCAGACGCACTCTCGTCTCGTGATTTAACTAAAAGACCATAGTTGTTATAAGTTCCGTCCCATAATCCTTGTATAATTGCAGGATCAAGAACGATTTGGATTTCTGTGTTTCCAGCGGTATCTGCTGGAATACTCATCGATGATCCAACTATAGTTCCGTCCACATCTCCGGCCCCCATTCCCCCGGCAGTCGCCCAGTTATTACCTGGTGAATATGTATTCCAACATGCCTCTGTTGACCAGTTTCTTAAAACACGATATAAATCCCAAACTACGGGGACCGTCGCATTATCTCCGAGAATTATGACGCTCAATATTGCCGATGTACATATTTCGGGTTGTGAGATAGAAGTGAGATCGAATTTAATAAGGCTTCTGCGAAAAGAAGCCCCGCTCCGACCAATAAATAAATCAATATATGTCCCAACATTAGCGGTAGGTGAGCTTGAAGAAATGTATGTGTCTAAACTGGCTGGCGTTAACACATAATAATTTATTGGCGCTGTCACCGGCGTTCCACTTGCCGATCCAGTCACGCCGTAGATATTATCAATCAGTCTGTCGTCGGCAGTCATGGTGTGCCCGGTGTAATATGTTAGGTCTCGTGTGCGCACGCATGGGCCTTGAAAGAGCAGGCCGGTCGATGATACGCCCGTCCCGCCGGCGCCCTCGCTGAATAACGTAGATACCTCGCCGGCAGACAGAATGCGATTATAGATGCGGTAGTCTTTGATGATACCGACCAATCCTGTATTTACATAATCGGCTTTCCCAAAATATTTTAAATATCCATATTGCGAGGATAGAGTACCAGAGGGTGCAATTATTTCCGCCACCCCCAAGCTTCCTCCATCAATATAAATTATCGGATCATTTGCGACTGAACTATTGTCGATTGTTATTACACAATGCACCCATTGACCAATAGATAATTGGTCGGCACTCCTCCACTGCCCCGGAGAAACCGATCTCCAAACCAATATGAACACATGACCAATTGGATTGACGGTAATATTAAACATACCTGTGCCAAAAATATTAGCATAGGCGTCTCCTTCCGATGGAAAAGCCTTGGCGTAAATCCAAAATGAATCTGATCTCTGCGCCAGGTTATCAATATGCGGTATCAGTCCAACGTCAAGAGAATCTGTCCCCGCGTCGCTGAACTCACATGAGACTAAAGACAGGCCGGACGTGAGGTTATAGGTCTGCTTGAGAATCCAGGTGAACATAATCACTCGCCCGGGCAAGATATCAAATTGGACGCCCTGGACGTAATACCAGCCGTCAACCCCGGTATGTGATTCTGTGATTTCAATCAGATCCCCAATATCAATATTGAGAAATGCCTGCATCATTGTGGTAGAAACATTCGCGCAAAAACTCACCGAGTTGAGTTTCGTCCGCGGCTCTTTTTCCTCGTCGACAATTTTTTCGGCTTCCGCTTTGCCATAATCGATGGTCTGTTGGTATCGCATAGTGATGTAATCGGTGTGATAACCATAATCGTCAATCGAGGCAGAGCTTTGCGCAATTGATTCCAATGGCGTGTCCGCGTATACCGCGTATCCTCTACACTGGAACGGCCGCACGAATCCGACACTGGCGTTATTATTGGTGAGTTGGTGCGTGAATCCATCCGACCCATACCCCGTCACAACAACCAGATCGGCCGTGATATTACCTCCGCTTCCATCCGCAGCCGTGTTCATCAGGTAGTCGGTTGTCGCCACCGGATCGACCATATCCTGACCGTAGACTGATCCGCCACCATTCGGATTAGTGTAGTACCCCTTTAGCTCTACGGTCTGGCCGGGATTAATCATTACCCACGTGTCGGTCTGAAACAAAACCTCTTCCGCGTCCGATACTCTTCTCGGCTCGGCCGTGGCGGTCATGTAATTGATAACATTCTCCCCGTACGGCGCGTCCAGATCGAGCATGTTATTGGAAAACGATGCTGTCACCGTCCCGCCGCTGGCCGTGAACGTTTTGAGCGCCCTCAATCCATTGCGATAATGCGCCCCCTCGAATACCAGCGTCTCGCCGTAGGTCGCGTCTTTCTTTAGATAGATGTAGCCCATTTCAGACAAGGAGACTTTCGCAAATTCGTTGTAGGCCCGGGCGTTTCTCGCGTTGATATCAAACACGGTCGTAAAGGTATTGACGCCGGTATTATACGATGTTGCCAGCGGCGCGATTGGCATCAGCGCAACAGTTGATGTGACAACTTCATCTCCGCGCTTGTTGGCCTGCACGGTAGGATTGACCAGCGGGTAGTTGGAGGCATATTCCATCCAATCGAGGACGGTAACTTTCGTCTTCCGACTTCTTGTCGTCCCAAAATCAGGATCAATATTTGCAATGGTGCCGTGCAACCTCTTGGTCGTGCCATCTGATACGATATCCATCCTGACGCGCGCTCCCTTGCCAAATCCAGCCATCGCGCTGGCGTGCCCGGGAGAATATTTGCAGGTCGAATTGTTCAAAATAAACACAAGCTCGCCGGTGTGCGCCACCCTGGTCGTGTGTCTGTTATCCGGCATCCCCCACGATCCGTAACAATCGCCCTGACCGTTGTTGATCCAATCGGCGCTGATATCCACCCAGGCGGCGCTAATATAGATCGAGATCGTGACTGTCGGTGTGATCTGTGTCATGCGCCCGTCCCCGCCAAAGTATCAACGAATACCCGTGCCATTTTGTTGTAATCGATCTTATTAGTATTAGCGTAGCGTTCAAAGGCCGCGATCAACTCTTTGGTATCCGCATTGCCCATATTACGGCTCTCGTTGTTATTATATACGCGCGATCCTGAAGGCAGGCGTACTTTCTCTGGCCCTTGTTCGCCAACCCAGGCCCATTCTCCATGTGTCACGCCGCCGGAGGCATATCCGCCCAGCCGGCCGTTATTTTCATCTTCATGCCCACCACCATAACTTTGGTGATAGGTATCAATGTAAATATTCGTCCGATGTTCGGTCGGAATATTATTAATGGTATCAGTCATTTGATTAGCCTGATCCATTCCCGCGCGGAAGGCTGCCACTGCGTCCTCGCTATAAATCCCCCACTGAACTCCCAGATTTATCAAGGCTTCTGTTTCTCTTTCTGTCAAGCCGTCACGCGCGAGATTTTGCTCAACATATCCTAGGATAATTTTTTTTGTTGCTATCTCGTGTTCTGCAACATTATCCTGGATAGCTTTATTATTTTTCTCGATTGCAATCCGGTGTTCTTCGTAATTTTTGCGGTATTCATCCGTACCATCATCAACCAGCGCGTTGAATTCATCCACCAACTTTGTGCGTTCATCGTAGAGATTCGCCATATCGTCGGTGAAATTACCTTCTATGTTCCCCCACTGTTCAATCTCGAGCAAGGTTTTTTCATTGGCGCGTGTCATTTTATCGGCGGCTTCTTCCGCTGCTCTCGCGGCTTTTTCCATTGATTCTTCCGCGGTAATACCAGCATCAACCGATGCACGGCCAAAAAGAACCATTTTGTCGGTCGTATCAACAATAGAACTTCCAGAATCTTCGACTTTGCCAGTAAAAGCCTGGAAAGTCGCTTCTGCTAAACGCCAGGTATTTGCTAATTGACCATAAATAGGGATGATATCCGTTTTAATACTGGCTGCATCCCTCGATCTGATCTCTCCGTATATGGTTTGGATATCCGCGAGTTTCGTAAGCGTTGGGATAACCTCATTGCCGACCTGCATTTTTATTCCGGTCATCTGGTCGTTAAGCTTGTCCTGCGCTTCATACCATTTTTTACTGGCTTCGGCGGCCTTCGCGGTGACGATTAAATTATCGTCAATGGCCGCGGACATCGAGCGGATTTTATCGCCGCCCTGCTCCATAAGTTTTGCCATATCCATGCCAGATCGCCCAAAGGTCTTTAACAATAACTGACCGCGCTCGACCGGGGTTTGAAGTGAATTGTATTTATCGGATAGATTTGCTAATCCTTCGATATTAGGTTCGACCCCATTACGGATTGCATAGGTCATGGCCGTGGATATCTGTTCTTGCGATAAGCGGATATCATCTCCTACCTGCACCAACCGACTAGCCTCTTCTGTAGTGGTTCCCATCTTCAAGGCCAAATCGGTCATTGCCAGGTTATAGGCTTGAGTCTCATTGACCATCTTGCCGACTTCTTTGGCGACAAGAACGGCACCACCAGCAAATCCGATTTGAGCAAGATTGAAACCAGTAAGTTGAGTAACGGCGCTATTGATACCACCCGCAAAGGTAGCAAATGCCCCCTTGCTACTTGCCATCGAACTCTTGACGGCTTCTAGTTGTTTTACGGCTTGTGCAGCGGAAATATTCCCGCGCTCGAATTCATCCTTGATGTGAGCGACGGACATGGCATAGGCGGCATTAGCAGGAGTAGCAGCTTTATATTGGTTAATCAGTCCATCCAGTAACGATCCTGTTTTAGATAGATCAACTCCCATTCTGGTAGTTTGTTCTGCAAGTTTACTGAAATACTGCTGTGTTTCCGACGTGGCTTTATTGAGACCAGACGTTAGTTTACTAGCATCTATTCCCAATTCAGCCATGATTGAAGCAACACGTTGAGCCATATAACTCACCTATAAAATACTATGTCTGGCTTTATGCTTTCCGTCCATGACCTGAAAATATTCTTTCAGGTCGTCCATCGATATCGCGTCTACCTGGTCGAGCGTCCAGTGATATTGTTCGGCTATTTGCCATCGCCAGAATTCCCACGGCATTGTTTTCTTCTGTGTTATTCCGAGGTAGACGCTTCTGCTAAATTTAAGTCGGCGAGTGGCTGATTACCTTCTTTGATGATCGCTTGCATGATACGGCGATAATCATCTCGCAGCATTTCTGCCTGTTCGATCGATTTAAGTCCGGTAATCTTTTCGACAAAGGCGTCATCTTCTTTGGTAGTTCCGTCACCGCGGAAGAATCTGCGCCACTCGCCCATTTTTACTTTGCTCATATCAAGTTGAACGATTTTACCAGTCGATAATTTTACTTCTCCCATTTCATCTCCTTTTATGGATATACACCAAGAGTAACAGCGCCGTTAGCCTGGAAGTCACAATTAATTTCAACTATGTTATCGTAGGGATAATTGTATTTCGCGCCCATAGAAATAACCGGGCAAGTCTCTTTCTGCGCTCCGGCGGCGGTACCTTCAGCGCCAATAATTAACGTACCCACAACACCAGGCAATAAGGCCGCTTTAAGTACGGTCCCAGCGGTTTGAGCAACGCCGCGATAAGCATAATTGCCGTCCTTGACGGTCGTCAGATAGGTATGATTAGCGTCACTTCCGGCTGTGGCTTGCACCATGCCAATACTTGGATTGGTCGCCAGTGAACGATAATCTGTGTTAAGCGTCAATGTCCCCGATGGGTGGATAAAACTTACTACTAAATTTTGACCGGTATATTCAGCCATTTCGATCTCCTATTTGTCCATCCTAAAACGATAATCAGCTCCGCTCATGTAAGTCTTTCGACCGGCGGAATCTGTGTCAACCAAACTATAACCATTTTCGCGGCGCGATTGGAAATTAGTCCAACCGCTTACCGATAAAACCGTGTGGTGTAATGCTATGTCTATTTGTCCATCGATTACTCCTGCTTCCGCGGGCGTGACCGCGTAAGCCTTAATGGATATCACGCAATTTTTTGCCCTGTGTGGATTGTCATTGTCATCTCCCTCGTTAATGTAATCTAAGATGATGTAAGGCAGCGTAGCTTTATCAGGCGCCAGTAGATAGTATACTCTCGTTCCAGCATTTGTAGTTCCACTTAATGCGGTATAAATTGTGGTATTTAGCGCTGGTTGGATACTCATGGTTGTAACGCATCCTTTACTTCGTCGAAGAATGGATCCGCCCTGCGTTCGGCCGCGCCGCCCAAAAAGTGTTTTGCGGTCACGCCCTTCGAGGTTCCTAGTTCTTGAAATACGCCATATTCAACACCATCCGAAACCTCCCATTTGTTGGGGTCGTCCGTTTCTTCTGCGATGATACTATTTTTTAAAGTCCCAGTATCTACCGGCGCGTCTCTAACCGCTTCTGCCTGGATAATAAATGCATTTTTCTTGACAACCTTCTGCATTTTTTCAGGGGCAGTAACCATGAATTGTTCAAGGAGTTCAGATAGATTTTCATGGATCACCAAACCGGATGGGTAGGTATATGTTTTCATGGGATCAATTCCACCGATAAACTTGTGTTCGCTTTCCAAGATTGCCCGGCGTTTCCGGATTGTACGCTAAAAACGTTTGATCCAATTTGAATTCGATTTGCGGGAGTAATTGTGACATCATGCGCCATATTGATAATCGCCTTATGGTAGGGATTCAATGCTCCGGACGTAATTGCTTCTTTGCCCGAAAGATAATCTATCCGACACGGAATTGATATTCCGGCGGTTGCCGTCCCCCATACCTCCGTCATGCCTCCCGCGCCGTCGCTGGTATAAGTGACTTCCAATATATGGCACGTATCGGGAAATAACTGTTCGATATCATTCTGCATCTGGGCGAGTTCGGCGGCGGTCAATCCGTTAGTCATAATCCATCCTTCCGTGCGCGCGTTGGTCTCCACGCACGATGTCAACCGAAGAAGCGCCGCCAGATGTTGCCATGCTCTCATACCTCTTCGCCATAGCCTCACATTGCGAAACGATGTGACTGCGCTTGATGGTCTGATTGATTGTGGAAAAGTCAATCATAGTAGCGTAGGATGCGGCTTTTTGTCTCCACACATCGGCGGCGGCAGCATAGATATCATACGAATGCGCAGTAAGGAACCTGGACGCGTTAGCCTGGTCTGAAACGAATGTAATCACGCCATTTTCATAATCAGCCGACCACAACGAGGATACCTGCACCGTTCCTGTAACATCTGTGATAATAAAACGTGCTGAACCGCTAGAATCTGTGCTCTCAAGCCAATGTGCGTGTGTCTGATATTCTTTGTAATCAATCGATCCGCCAGTATTGCGCATCGGGCAGGGAGTTAAACCGGCTTCACGGATATCAGTTTTGTAACGATCAAGTACTGATTGTAAATGCTTATCCGTCCAATATGCTTGACCAGCGATTACGTAATCGTTAAATCCGGTATTGGTAAGTCCTCTAAGCGTGGATACCAGGTTCGCCATAGACGCGCGGGCGGCTGTGTCTGCATAATTAACGGCAAAGCCAATTTGCAAATTGCTTTTCTCTCCGTCAGAAAAAGTAGCCAGAATATCAACATAATGAATCCCGGTCAATGCCAACGGCCCTAGTTGAGCATAGACATAAGGAGAGCCGACCGTAACCGTGACTGTGCTGGCTGATCCTGACGGCGGTATATGCGTGGCTGTCCCGCCTGTGACTATTACTCCCGTCGGAAGGTCGTCGGTAAAATCAGCCGTCCACTTACGAATTTCACCGGTGCTTTGCTGAATAGTTGCTTCGCGGAACGTTGCCATAAGTCCCTCGTCCTTTCGCTTTATTTATACCATCGTTTGCGTCTTCTGTGGTTCTGGTAGACGCTTTATAAACCCGTCGGTCGCCCTGCGGGGTGTAGATGTAGTTGAACAGCAGTAATAATGTCATCCCCCACCTCGGACTAATATGAGATAACATGCGGCAGTCTTAACCACTGCGTTGATGACACCCTGCAAAGAGTAATAATTCATCGCGTAAGTTGTTAGGGATGGGCAGGTTGTAGCTGTAAAAATATTATTATTGCCAGGGAACGACGAAAACGCCGTTGCGTCGGGAATACCAGAGGCGGCCTCCATATCTCTTATACTGGCAAGGTCTAAATCTTTAGGTACCCGCCAGTCGGAATATCCAGCCAGTCCTGCGGCATTAGCGGCGGCGGCGTATGTGAATATTCCCTCCCCGTTTGCATTGGTCGTCCAGGGTAAAGTACCGTTCGAGGATGGACCAACGCTTCCGGCAACGTATCTTGACCACATCAAACCGGTGTTATTATCCAAGACGCATTCATTTGAGTGCGCATCGGTCTTTCCGTTAAGTGTAATATTGGTCGTTCCAGCGTATTGCCCGGCCGTCAGGATGGTATATGATTTCGCAACGCCCTTTTGATATGCCCCATCATCAACGCCGGTTCCAGAACCATACGAGGTGGTCTGTCCGGTCTTTAGTAATAATGCTGATAACCTACGTTTCTTTATTGGCATACTAACTCCATGCCGTTATCTCGACGATGGTGCCGGCTACGGGAGAAGCCAGGTACAACGTCGACGGCGACGCGGCCTGATTGAGCGGCGGGCTGGCGTAAGCGTCTCCGGCCTTTAATGTCAACCATGGAGCGGTCGGCGTGGCAACTTTACCGGTCACAAAGGCATACCGCAATAATGCCTCGGTTCTGGCTTGGAATTCGAATCCGCGCGTGTTAGCGGGCAGCGCCTGGCTGTACTCTGTGTCCGCGTTGGTCAGCGTCACGTTGTAAACGGTGGGTGTTGAGGTCACAACGTCGATGGCTCCGATCTTGTTTGTGCCGGCTACGATAGGTTCAACAACTTGAACAGGAATTGAATTTCCCACATCACACCTCGATATAGGTTAAGCATCCGCCGACAGCGACGGCGGCCGAAAGGTTAAGGTTGAGCAAGGCGCTGGCGGCAGTCTCGAACCATCCCAGTTTGTTATAAGGTAAAACGAACGGCACGCCGGTCACGCCGTAGATCAGGCCGGTTTTATCCGTGCCGCCGGCGGCGCTCTGGAATTTGGCGTTCACGCCTCCCGAAAAAGTGAGCGTCAGTGATAAGACGCGAATCTTTTTATTGGCCGATGCAGCGACAATCGTGTTATTGCCGGAGGATGATGCAGAGATGGTGGCAAAACGAATATTTGTAATCGCAGTACCACCGTCATATACCATGTCTGTTCGATCTGGAATTCCACCAGCAACGCCATCAATGTAAGTTCTTATTCCCCCCATGCCATCCATTTCAACGTCAATATACCCAGATTCAGAATCATGCGCCATTATCTTGACTTTACCAATGGCTGAATCGGCGTCAGTGGAGAGGTTTACCGTGATCTTATCGACTAGCAGCTTTATCAGGCCGCGCAGTTTGGCAGACAGTGATCCGGCGGCGTCCGTCACTACCGCGGCGTCTGTGGTCGCGCCAATGGCAACATTGGATCCGTCCTCCTCGGTCACGGCGTGGGATGGGACGGAATCGAGCGAGACAGGCACGGCGCTATCTCGTAATTGCGTGTCTGTCAGTGGTTGCGACAAACCCGTATCTACCGTGCCGCTCACCGGTAAGGCGGTCGCGCGGAGTTGCGTATCCGTGAGAGGTTGATCAAGTCCGGTGTTGGCCGTCACGGTTCCGGTAACAGACACGGCCGTCGCCCTTAATTCCGTATCTGTCAGCGGGCCGGTAACCTCATGGCTTGGAACGCTGGCGAGCGAAGCGGGTTGCGTCTCGGATAGGTCGGCCTTGAGTTGCAATTCTGTCAACAGGTTTTGCAAAGCCGTCACAACCGTATCCAGTTTAGCGTCGGTGGAATATCCAGTATTTGCCGGCGGAACCTGCGCGGCCGGAAGAGTTACCGGCAATGGGGTCGCATAAGTTACAGGAGCGCTTACCCCATCCGCGCCGGCATCCAGTTTAATACGTTGATACTGGACGCCGCCAATATCGTCAGACGCGACTTTCACGCCTGTTACCAGATCAGGGACATTAACGTTGCCGGCCATTTACCACCTCTCTCCATTCATCACCGCAGTCAGTAGCAATTCGATCTCGCGGTTGGTATCGTTCGCGTTATGTTCAAACCAGACCCACTCTCTGATTCTTTTACGATTTAACTTCGGAAGTAGTTTTACGGCGGCCACCATCTCGTCAACGTCCTCGCAGACGTAACCCGTGAGATTATCCATGACGTGCGACTTCGTTCCGTCGCCGTCCAGACAGATCGTCGGCGTGCCGCACGCGGCCGCTTCCAGTGGGAGCCTGGGCGCGGCGTCGATGGTGTAAGGGCAAAGTAATCCCAATGCGTGGCCGATGATCTCCAATTTCTCGGCCTCGTCCACCGGCGTAAATTCTGGCCCAAGCATTTTTATCTCTTTACCGGCGCGCTGCGCTATAACCTGGGCGATTGTGGGCTGTTTGTGTGAGATGTTTGCTCCCGCAAATACCAGATAGTCCCCGTGAGTTTCGTAGAACGGGATCTTATCGACTTCTACGCCCGCTTTGACAACCCGGGCCGATGGATAAAAACCGTGCATGTACTCTGATTGCACCACTGCGCAGGGCGGGAGATACGGACATT